GAGTGCATGAGGTTACACTTCGAGCCGCAAGCAAGGTTGTAGAAATCACCGACCCAATGGCAATCCCTGTTGATTTGGTTGAGTACGAAACCGTGGTTAAGCCAAACAAGCTGGAGATTAAGCGCCGCATCTTGGCTGGTGAAGAGATTGCAGGCGCTACCGTTAAAGACGGCAAGCAATCATTGATTATCAAGTGACATTGGATCACAATCATAATTCACAAATCGAGGGTTAGAAAATGGGAACTACCGTTACATTCAAGCTGAACAAGGACGCAACACAATTTCAGGCTAATGAAAGTGTCGGGTTCGGAATTCGTGGTGGGGTGAAGTATTATGACAGGGCCACAAAACAAGACGCTTACACAAATTTCGATGCGGTAATTTTCGCCAAGCAGCAGCGCCAAATCGAGTTCTACCAGTCAGCCCTTGTTGCTGGGTCAATTGTCGAGGTAACGGGCCAGAAGCTGGCAATCAAGCAATTCCAAGGCAATAACGGCCTATCACTCAGCATCGAACTGCTTGATGCGTCAATCGGATTCATTGGCACGGCTGGCGCACCGCAAGCACAAGGCAATCAACCGCAACAGCAAGGCTACCAGCAGCAGCCACAACAACACCAACAGCAAAATGGTTACGCTAAGGCCAGTGGTGGAATGCAGCGACCGCAGCAGCAGCCAGTTTATAATGAACCACCGATGGACTTTTCTGACGACATTCCATTCTGATATTCCTTTCAAGCAATAAATCTGATACTATAAAGCCTCTACAAAAAAGAGGCTTTTTTATGAGTGATTCAAAGTTTTGCCATAAGTGCCAAAGCGAAAAAAGCATTAACGATTTCTGCAAAAGAACAGCATCTAGTGACGGACTGTCTAGCTCATGCAGGGATTGCCAAAGAGCTTATGATAAAAAAAGAGCAAATGATCCAAAGAGGGTTGCAGCAAGAGCTGAATATGCAAAGACATCAGCTGGAATTGAGGCATCCAAAAGAGCAAAAAAACTTTACGCAGAAAGAAATAGGGATCTAACTAACGCAAGATGCAAGGCGTACAGAACTGAAAACAAAAAGAAAAGCAGGTGCCACGACTTAGTTGCTTACGCAGTTAGGATTGGCAGCCTAGTAAGGAAGCCATGCGAGATTTGCGGTGAGGGGCGCAGCGTTGCACATCACGATGACTATGACAAACCCCTCGACGTTAGGTGGCTGTGTGACTCACACCATAGATACTGGCATTCAGAGAATGGCGAAGGAGCAAACGCATCGTAGATGGAGCCTTCGGGCTCCTTTTATTGACCTTGCGATCTCCATGACGTATCTTTGATGAAATACTTTGTGGAGATTGTCATGGGTAAGTTGGAATCGAAATATTCAAAGCGCATCGGCAAAGAGATTGTCGATGTTTACGATGTGCTAATGGCATTCAACGTAACCAATCCAGCCACTCAACACGCAATCAAGAAGCTGCTTATGCCAGGCAATCGCGGGCACAAGGATAAGCTGACAGACCTCAAAGAAGCCTATCAATCAATTGCGCGAGCAATCGAACTGGAGAGCGAGGATGCAAGCTAACTTTCCGGCATTGATGGATATGGCCCGTCGCGCTGAAGGTGATCGCATGTATTACCTTGCGGTGGACTACTACCGTAGTGCATTGAACTACGTTTGCAGCGACAACCGCCGTAAGTGGATACGGATGCGGATTAAGTTCTGCACATTGGCAGGAATGCGAATTGATGCAGTTGTTGATAAAGAAGAGGAAAGGGAGTTAAGCGTTTATGATGTATCGTGATGTCACAAAATCTATCATGAATGATGATTCTTTTGGTGAGCTGGAAAAGTACGACAAGTGCGAGTTCTGGCTTGAGCAAGAACTGGGGCGTGTGCGAGAAGGTCGCCGCGAGCATATCAACAAAAACAACCTGAACAAAGATGACAAGAAAGCAACTATTTGAAAGCCTACTTGGCGAAGAAATCGAGTTTCACGCTCCTGACTTTTTCGGTATTAACTCAATCGGAGTTGTCGAGAAAGTCACTGAGCATTACGTGATTATTTCTGGCGCTGTGTACGCACTGCAAGATGTGGAGGTTGAATGATGTCAAGGAGCGTTAAGCAACCATACTCTGGAAGCAAGAGATTTGATGTGACATGCAGAAATCATGGTTCTTGCCCGCATTGCAGAAAAAATAGAACATTCTCTAGGTTGCAGCAAATCAGAGAGCCGTTAGATAAATTTGCTGTGAATGAAACTGACTCTTACGGCGGAATAATTGATTGCATTGCTGATTTTGGTGAAGAAGATGAAAAATAAAAGAAACCTAGTTGTTGGCGGGTCGCTTGCGATGGCGATGGTTGCATCGATGACCGCTTACTTTGAGTCGTCAGGCAAGGTAATCACCAGGGCTTATCTTGACCCCGTTGGCATACCAACAATCTGCGATGGCATCACCAAAGGCGTCTACATCGGAATGGAAGTTACGCCTGAGTGGTGTCGCCTTGCCAAGGAAAAGGAAATCGCCAATCACAGCCGCCCGCTGCAAGATGTGCCTTATGATTTGAAGGTGCGCGAGAAAGTGGCATTCACTGATTTGGCTTTCAATATCGGAGAGACTGGGCTGGCTAACTCAACCATCATGCGCCGCCTAAAATCAGGCGACACTAAAGGCGCTTGCGATGCGATCCTGATGTGGAAATACGCAAAGATTAACGGCGTGAAAACAGACTGCTCCAAGCAGTCTAGCGGCTGCCATGGTATATGGATTCGCCGTAATGCAGAGCGTGACGTCTGCCTTGGCACAATCTCGGTTCGCGATGCGCAGAAGCTGTTTATCAATCTTCCTGTAGGTGGTGAGCCGTGGGAACAAAACTAACCATCTTGGCCGTATCAATCGGTCTTTTTTGTGGCTCGCTGTATGTCGCGTATCTGAATGGGCGCTCAACGGCAACAGCAGAGATTGAGTATGAGCAGGCAAGGCAGCACAACAAGCAGTGGAGCGAGCTTTTTGCGCTTCAAGGTCAGTTGGCAACTCGCGACTTGCAGCTCGCTGAAGAACAGCAAAAGAAAGCGCAAATCCGCACTGTCAAAGTAATCGAGAAAGAGGTGATTTATCGTGACCGCATCAAAAATCCTGTTGTGCATCGCTGCGTTTCTGATAGCGGGCTGCTCCAGCTCATCGACGCCGCCAATGGCTTTGATAGCACCAAGCGCTGACCTACTCGCGCCACCGGCAGAACCGCTGCCGACATGCTGCGACCCCGAGACTGCGCCGGCCTCCATTCTCCACAACGGGGCGCTGCTGCTGGATAGTTCGGCGAGGCTGCGCAGGTGGCAGTTGTGGTGGGGAGGGCAGAGAAAATGATGCCTGATGGCGAGCTGCGTGGTGTACCGGGTCGGTTCGACCAGGGCGAGTGCCAATAAAGACGTGATGCGGCGCTGATAAAAGTAAGCCCCTCAAGTGAGGGGCTTTTGTCATGCAATCAGTTTAATTATTCCTTCGGAAGTGAACAACCCTTTCCTCATCCATGCAAATGCTGGGTCAGATGAACTCGATCCAAACGGCCCGAAATGCAATCTTACCGTACCAGTGGTATTATCGCGTACAGACGAGACACTTATGCCGTTTGGAACAATCTGAGTAGCGTGACCGCCGATAGCAATTCCTTTAATTAGAATACTGGAGGGTGTAGTACCGCCAGCCCCTGAGCCAGTATTCGGAGTTATGGATATCGAATAGTTAACTGATGTATATTCAGAGTAAAAAAAGTTAGTCAAAGCGTACATTTCCGTGCCTTGTGTGTTGGATACACCTCCGCTAACCGTACCTATTACGTAGTTTTGTGCGATGCCATGCCACCCAATATCGCATACCGGCACTTGTTTGGCGTATTTGCTTATTTGGTCATTGTAGGCAAATTCTTGACTTTTTAAAACTGAGTACAGCCCTCCCGTGTACTTAATTAGCACGCCTGTGGTTACGACCCCCATAGACAGGTGGTATCGGTTGTTGCCTGTGGTTCCATCGTCTAGTCCGTATACTTCGACCGTGGCCGTATTACCGAATGAACCCTCCCGCAACTGGACGACCGCTTTATTTACAGGGTCTGCCGCATCAGTCACGCCCCCTATGAAGGAATCACGAAGGCCACTCATGTCTACATAGAAAGCACTGCTGTGTGAATAACTATCTTTGATTGTTATTTCGTGTTTGACATCCCCGTCTGTATCGAAGAAAACTGAAGAAACCTGCTCGATATAGCTTCCGGTTATGTCTATATTGCGCATCTTCCCTATAAATTTGAACCCTTCATTCAGCACCTCAAGGCTAAGCCCTGAGAATTGACATGATGCTGATCCATACACATCAAAAGCACCTGGCTCACCAAATTCAATGCCTTTATTTCTGCCTACTATGTATAGTTCATCAGTTGAGATGCGGTTAGACGCCCTGCCGTAAATTACGGCGGGAAGGTTGTCTAGACCTGACTTCACCTGCCGGATGATTATGTCTTTATAGTTAGAGTAGAACGATTGGTAAACTGCATATGCCGTCCCACACTGGTAGAACCTCAGACGTTGCAATCCGCACTGCTCGTTGAAAGCCCGCATCCTGATAGCTCTTGAGCAGCGGTAGAAGGTGAGGTTATCAAGTCGAGTTCCTACCAATCGATTTGCGATTGCCTCGGTGTCACTCAATCCCATGTTTGATACAAGCGCACCGTTCAACACGTATCCGCTCTCGAACACGAAATCGTCCGAGTCGCTCACGATAGCAGCCCCATCACTTGTGATCACCACGTTCCTCGGCACTAGGACTGTGGAGTCTATACGGATAATTCCTCTTCCCATGTTTATTGTTACGGACTTAGATTCAGCATTATCCGTGCCTGACACGTCAGTTCTAGTTATGGCGTAATCAATGGCTTTCCTTGCAATTGGGGATGCGTCCATTACTCCAGTGAAATCAACAGGGCCGAAATCAGAAATGCTTATTTTTTCAGAAACTTTGTCTTCAAGTGTTCTGATGTTTGGTGTTGTGCTATTTGGTTGAGAAAAACCTATTAAATTAGAGCCTGACCCATCTGCTAATTCATGTCTTAAACTCTCGTCAGTTCTTGGGGCCCAATCAGAGTCACCAACAGGATTGGTTGTCGGTGCTACAACATGACCACCTGTCGAAATGACACCGAGATATGAGTAGGCTTCGCCAGTCGCTTCATAGAGCAACACATCGGTGGCTGTGGTCACGGTGCCGCCGAGCTCGAAACTACCAGCGACGAGCTTATATCCAGCTTCAGCGTAACTGCGGCGCAGGGCTTCACGAACCTGAATTCTTAATTCTGGATCGAATCTGCTAATCCATGCGCCAACGGCAATGCCGCCAGCGCTGTCAGGGTCACTGAGTGGAGGTACTACTTTTTGGAATTCTCCTGACCAGCCATATTCCTGACCATCACCACCGTCGGCAATATCCCACAGCAAGGTTTGGCGAGCGTTTACCAGCGTAGCACCAGATGAGAATGTTCCTATGCGTGAATACCCCATGTTTAATATTTGAACATCAAATTCAGAATTCATCCCATTAATTGTTTTTCTTGCACCACCAAATCTATCTGTGAACGTGTCAGCGCTAGAATTAGAGAACTCATCAAAATTCTTGGCGTTATCAGACATGTCACGCACGTCTGTAGACTCTATTGGATTTCCGGTGTTGTATCGAGTTGACATCTCTAATCCTCGTTTGTGTTTGTTGGATTATACCATTCAAGCCATGCGTTTAGACGAATGGGCCAAGTTTCATCTGAGCTATCAAGGCAGCACCATGATGTGTCGCTAATCAGTATTGCGCATAGCTGCGAACATTCTGTGTATCCGAACTCACATCTTGAGCCAGTTACTTGCGCAACAGACCATACCGCATCTCCGAAATCACACATTCTGGTATGTCCGCTCGTCGTAGTTGATGCATGAAATTTTCACTGTTCCATCAGATGACGGTTGCTTATCGGTGATTACGTACAGGTCAGCTTCTCTCTCTGCTGTTGTTCGGATGATGAATCGGCTCCCAACTTGGCTGTTAATCTGGTCTGCAACATATGCCCCAGTCATTGGTGATGCAGTTGTGAATGATTGTTCATTCCATGAAACCAGCTCAACCCAGTCGGTGGTTTGGCCGTTGGCTTTGGTGCATGTTGACCAATAGGTGACGCCAGCCTCCAAATCGCCAAGCCATGCACTTGATGTGTATGTGTTGCCAGAGATTCCTACAACCTCACCATTCACCACGTATTCGTCTGCATACTCAACGAATCGCACCATGTCGCCGAATCTAGGGATAAACCCATCGTCAACAACGTTAAATGTGACTGACTCGTTTTGGTAAATCAGCTTGTTAAACTCAAGTTTTGCCCTGTGCATTGCCTGAGTTTCGTTGCCGCAACCAAGGAATTTAATCTCCTTCTGGTGGAAGCTGTCAGATTCAATAA